CACACATGGAGCGTGAAGGCCTACCATTCATGGAAAGCGCCAATCCTTATATAGAATACAACGAAGTAAACTTCCTGGCACGCCTGCGTGACCGCATCGTGAATCAAGGCATGCAGAAACTGATCGAAAGCGAAGTGCAAGGTGGTCGTGCCAAAGGTATCGAACACTTGGAAGACTATGTGTTCCGCAACGGTAGTGCAGGTATCAAACGAGCCATGGACATAGTAAAACAAACAGCAGAAAACACTGGTGCCACTACCACAGTCAAATGGGATGGCAAGCCTGCCTTGGTATTTGGTCGTGATCCGGATGGAACTTTTGTCCTAACTGATGTGTCCGGGTTTGGTGCCAAAGGCTACAATGGCCTGTTTACAAGCCCACGCCAGGCAATCAATTTACTGGCACAACGCGATCAAGATGCAGCCGCCAAAGGCAAACCAGCTGGACGTGTCCAATATCTTGGTCCCATATATGAAACACTGTGGCCTATGTTGAGTGCCGCACTACCCAAGACATTCCGTGGCTATGTCCAAGGTGACTTGTTATACACTGACAGACCTCCGGAAGCGGCTGGTAATTTTGTGTTCACTCCTAACACTATCACCTATAGAATTCCTATCGCCAGTGATGTAGGGCAACGCATTGCCAACAGTGAAGTTGGTATCGCCATGCATACCCGGTATGCCGAACCGGGTGCGCCAAAGGAACCAATTGGTAATGTGGATTTCAAACGTGTTCCGGGACTGTTGTTATTAGAACCTGTGTATGCCAAAGAAAATGTTCGACCAAACAGAAACTTGGTTCAAGCCCTGAGAGACGTATACAAAACATCAGGATCGGCTATAGATGGCTTGTTCAATCCAGCAGAACTGAGAGCATTACAGATCACTGACTTACCCAAACTGTGTATTGATTATATCAATAGCAGAGTAGGTGCTGACTTTGATAATCTAATTGCAGGATTTGGACCGTGGCTACAAAGCACACAGAGTCCAAGAAAGTTTGCCAACATTGTAGAATACCTACAAAGCCCACGCAGCAATCTCGAAGGCATGGCAGCGGCATTTGAATCTTGGGGCTTGCTACACGACATCAAGATGGATATATTACGCCAATTGGATCTACAACATCCGGGTCAAGAAGGCTGGGTGATGGCAACTCCTGCTGGTATATCCAAGGCTGTAAACCGTCTAGCAGGTGGATTTACCAGTGCCAATCGTGCTGTAAACAATCCAGATCAACTGCCTACGCCGTGATTTTTACTCCAGATCATAAATAATAGTAGGACCTCTGAGTCCATATACAAAGGAGATTTAAAATGGCATATATAACCGTAGTTTCCGGTGGCGCACAACCGGTATTCGCAACAGATGTACTCAATGGTAACCCAGCACAAACAGCTAACTTGGCTAATGCTGCAGTTACTAACTTCCAAGGTCCTAAATTAGACTTTTTTACCTTGGTAGCTAACACAGCTTTAACTGGCACAGTTGGTAATGCAGGTGGATACGTTAGTAACGTTCTACAAGCAATCCAGCAAACATCCACAGTGGCAATGTATCAAGTTGGTAGCGGTGCACAAAACGCAAACATTGTTGTGGCATTATATCCAGTTGGTGCTTACACAACTACAACTTTGGTTGCTGCTGCTCAAACAGCCAATGCAAGTGGTGGTTTAAATATTGGTATTCCAACTGCCAATGTGTTTGCACAAGGAACCTTCATCACTCAAGGCACATATTACGTTTAATTGAGTTGATATCACGACTTTCGTCGTTGAAAAACCCCAGATTAAAAACCTGGGGTTTTTCTTTGGCATTAAATACATGCTCGATGCTATCCCCTAACCAATGAGATTCTCCTGCACCACCTTGTTTGATATTACTGCCACCGGCGTCACTGGACACTTTAAATTGTCACGAGTTCCTTTTGAAGATCGTGCTGGTAATACTATCCAAGATATCACAGATTGGAATAGATCCAGAAATCAACAACGCAACTGGGAAACTGTAAATCAAATCATTGGCATGCGAACACAGGTTGAGTCAACCATGCCGCAACGCCAAGGGTCCAGTTGGAGTTTTGAATTTGAAACTGAAACTCCTGGAGCATACGGTACTGATGCTGATCCTGTGGCAGTATTGTATAGCGATGCAGAGGGTGTGCCCATGTTGACAGATCTTGATAACAATAGAGAACTAGCATCCGTGGTTGTGACTTCTGGGCCCAGACAAAACATCTGGTTCAGCCCAATCACGGTAAATAATTGAACTAGGAAAAGCCATGAGTGGAACCACAGAAATTGAAAAAAAGAGTCTAGAAGCACACGTTGAATTGTGTGCGGAAAGATACAATGCTTTAGAAAACAGGATAGACAATGTGGATAGTAAAATTTCTGGCCTGTCTACAGTTGTTCGCGAAGTGCATGACATGATACAACGCATGGGCAACAAGCGCACAGATCAATTGATCAGTTGGGGTGTTGGCATCATTGGCACATTGATCGGCACCATCGCCTGGCTAGTAACACAATACGTTATTAAATGAATACAGAACAAGAATTTGACCGGATTTTCCGACAGGAATTCCGTGGTCTGATGGACCAAATGATTTTCCAAAATGACAATGGTGAATACGAAGCTTTTGGCCGTTACGTTATACGACCTGGGCCTACAGGATACCAAGTGTCTTGCGCAGCAACTGATGTGGGAGTTTTTACCAATACTCGTCATGCACTAAGTTGGTGTATAGCCGACAAAAATCAATCATATGCATTGGCACGAGATCTATTCAATCTAGATCAAAAATTAGGATATATCACCGACGACATAGCCGTTAGAGCCGCTATTGGCGATCGTAGCACCAGACCGCAATTCCGTGAAGATATCGAAATCAAGCTGGAAGGCAAGATAATACTGAAAAAGCAACTAGAACTTCAATTGGCCAAATGTGTCAATCAGGCTAAATATTATCAACAACGAGGATTAGACAATGAAACTGCTAGAACTGGCCGCAAGCCCAACAAAACAAGCCGCTAAGGTATTTGAAAGTTATTTTGGTGGTCGTATACGCCTGGATACCATCAGTCGTCGACAGACTCGCGATTTGCTTGGTCGTGTGCGTGGCCTGGTAAAAGAGCATCGCAAGACTCCAGAATTTCATCAGAGTGAAAAGAATCCCACCTATTTAAAATTGATCATGCTTGAGCAAGTGTTGACCAAGAAGATGCATGAAGATGTTGCAGGCGGAGCCACTGTGGCAATGGGGCAATCCACTGACGGTGCACCGCTCAGCACAAATCAAGCCGCGGTTAATCAGGCAAAAGCCTTACAAACTGCACAAGTACAGGCCAAGAAAAAAGCCATCCAGGATCAGATCAAAGTGAAACAACAAGAAATTGCCGATCTGCAAAGGGCCATGTCCAATCCTGCTATGTCGGCAACTATGGAAAATCGCAAGCACAATCGTTTATATCGTCGTTTACAAGAAAGTGAAATACAACAGGCACAGGTAGTATTGGCCGCTCAGGACATGGTTGACCGTGTACAAAAGATGTTGGAAGATGTGACCAGCATGCAGTTCAAAGATCTGCCTGCACTGTGTGATCAAGTCAAAAACGAAGTTGGTGTTGAACAGTCGGTACAATTCAACACTGATGCCAATGCGGCATTGGGTGGTCTGGTACAAAATCTTCAAGCCAGCAAACAACAACTAGAACAAGCTCTTGGTGTAGTAACTGGCCAAGGCAGTGGTGTTCCACCAGCCATGGATGCACTAGGTGGCGCAGGACTACCAGACGATGGTCAAATGGCCGCTCCAGAGATGGATGCCGAAATGCCAGCAGATGATCTTGAAGCCGATCTTGATATTGATGCCAACTTGGAAACACCCCCAGCAGCGTTAGGGCGTGGTCGCAGATAATGCGTTTCCGTGAAATTTGTGAGTCAGTTGATCCCAGCGCACAAAAATTATTAGCCCTGAGTCAATTTTTATCTGGTCGGGCAGATGATGAAAATGCTAGAAAAGAAATCAGCACCGAAGCATTTATGCAAGCGGCAAGCAGTCTTGGCATCGAAGTAAATCCACAAAACTTGCCTGAATATATTGCCCAAAATCCTCTCAAAGATATACTCGAACCGTTTGATCCAAACAGTGGCGTGATCAGATTCCGTGGCAACACTGAAGGTGACACCGGGATGCCAGTTGATCAAGCCAGAGCTATTGTAGATAAAAACGCCAAAGCAGCCTTGAATCGACGAACTTGAACCAAAACAGTTGTAAATAATCAGGCAACGTGTTATAATACATAAAGGAGTACAAAATGGCATATTCAGATAAAGTATTGGATCACTACGAAAACCCTCGCAACGTGGGCAAGTTTGACGCCAACGACTCGGGCATTGGCACCGGCATGGTGGGTGCTCCTGCTTGCGGTGATGTAATGAAACTACAGATCAAGGTCGAAGATGGGATCATCACAGATGCAAAATTTAAAACGTATGGTTGTGGTTCGGCGATCGCATCGAGTTCGCTTGTCACCGAGTGGGTTAAAGGCAAAACTCTGGATGAGGCGGGTTCAATCAAGAACAGCCAGATCGCCCAGGAACTTGCACTACCACCTGTCAAGATCCATTGTAGCATCCTGGCGGAAGATGCCATAAAGGCCGCAATAGCAGATTACAGAGAAAAGCATTGATCCACGTCACCCCCAAAGCCGCCGGC